TAGAAGGGGCAGATGTATAATCGGCAAAACGAAGCGTCAGGCATGAAAGGAACGAAGCGTACCAAGCCGAAGCTTCTGAGAAGAAACGAAGCGTATGCTTAGAGCCTAAAAAGCGTATCTACCAAGGATGCTTAGAGCCACATTCGGATGACGTTCGAATGTGGCTCTAATAGCATCAGAATAGTAGTTGCTCCTTGTTTGGCGCTTCATAGTTGCAAACCATCCATTCCTCTTGCTTCCTTCTGCTCGTCTTGCTTGCAGATATGAAGCGTTCAATACGATGGATTATCCAGTTATGCTTCTCTGCATAGCTTGCAATCTGCTCATGAGGGAACATAGTTAGCATGAACATTCCCTTGACTTGCGCCAGCAAGTCAAGGAGATGACCTAGGTCATCGTTTCCGAAGACACCCTCATAATGTCCGCAATCTGAATTGACGTAAGGTGGATCGACGAAGTGATAAGTCTCTGGGCTGTCATAGGTCTCGATCACCTCGAATGCGTGTCGACTCTCAATGGTCACGTGCTCCAGCCGATTCGCCAAGTGCTGACAGAACTCCTCTTTCGCATTGCGCACCTTCTTAGCTACACCTCCAGAGAAGTCATAACCGAACGTCCCATCAAGCATCGACGCAAAGCTCATCTTCGACAATGCCCAAACAGCCCAAGCCCTATCAACATGCGAGAAGAACTCAGGATAAGCCAGTATATGGCTTGCATGAGCGTGCATGTCTCTTGCATGAAGCGTGCTATCGATCTTAGCCTTGAGGGCATCATAGTCGAGCTGTAGCGTGTTGTAGAAGTTTACGAGGTGCATGTTAATATCATTGATCACCTCGCCTTCAGCAGGCTCTTTCGCAAAGAGCAAGGTCGCACCTCCGCAGAAGGCTTCGGTGTAGAGTTTATGCTTCGGTACGAGGGGAAGAATATGCTTAAGAATCGTTTGCTTTCCTCCGTAGTAAGTCAATGGTGGTCTCATTGTTATGCTGTTTAATCGTTATCTTTGTGCTCCTACCTCATAAAAGACAAATACGCCAAGGCGTGGAAGAGAGCTATAAAGCCCCCATCCACACGCCTTGGCGTAGTTTGTAAATATGAGGTAGGATTCTATTTATGAAAGGATGGGGGCTTTTCTTTACCCCACCCTTTCATTAGTCGTGGTAGTTGAACTGGCTACTACCGAACCATCGGACACACTTGTAGTACAGGTAGGCTAGGAACAAGAACCACGCCTGAGAGCCGACATTGCGCCCGTGGAAGTAGCGCAGGGAGTGTTGCACCATGTCTTGGTAAAGGCGTATATCCGCCTTCAAACGGTCTGCCTTAGATCCACCAAGCAGGTAGAGTTCATCGTGGAGAATACAGGCGGTCTTGAAGAACTCGTGATGGGGAGGACGTATCCAGGAGAGCCATCCATCCATAGCTCCACAGCCTTTCTCTTTAGCCTTCATAGGTCGCCAATGCTCGCTCATAAATACTCCAGTCGATAGCGTCCTTTTTCGCCCAGCCCTGAGCTAATACGCCCTTGACATAAGCTACAGAGGAGAGGTAGAAGTCCGCCAGCTCATCGACAGAGGTAAACTCATGATACACGCTATCTCCATCGTGACCGAACTTGAAGGTTACAGGGAGTGTTCCTCGCCCGCCCTGGAACTGCATCACGAGGTCGAAGGTCGCCTTGTAGTTCAGCTGATTCTCGGCATTAAGCCAGATGGGCATGTCCCGCCATTTGAAACCACACAGGATTGCCTTATCGACCTGAAGGTTATGCCAGGAGATGACAACGTCCCTAATAGTATCCAGGGAAGGCTTTGCGTCAAGGAGCACTTCGATATATTCTGTAGGTGCAGTTCCCCAGCGAAGCAACCACTGATTCTTAATCGGATTGAATTGCTCTATGAGTGGGATTGTAGTCCCTTCTTGTACAGCTATGTGATTATATTCCATCTCCTAGTAGTTTATGGGTAATGCCTTAAATACCTCCAGATCTCTCACCTCCTCAATCTTACCATCGAATATGACTCTGAATGTGATGTTGGAGTTACTTTCGGGATACGTCGTTAGCCATATCATCCCCTTATCATAGTATCTCTCTCCCAATAGAATTGGTCGGTTGCCTACTTCCCAGATGCGGGTAGTTCCGCCATAGAAAGTGGTAGATGTAGCTCGACCATATCGGTAGGGTGTAAGAGGGAAGATATCCATGTACAACCCGAATGATAGACGTAGAGGGGTTTCTTGATAAATACGAGCTGACATTACACGACAGCGAACCCCATCATCATGCATAACATCAAGTACCACAGGTGCAGTTCCTGAAAAAGCTTGAGCGAATCCAGGTATCTCCTCGACAGCCTTAGCACCACTCAAGTGCTCATACCACCCCCCATTGAGCCGTTCATACCCCATGACTTTAGCATGTCTTGGTTGTGGAACCCAGGTTTTAGTTTCTCCAGTGACTGCGTAAATCCCTTGTGCCCCATCTGCTCGCCTTTGGCTGTCATGTATTCCACTTCGAATGAGGTAACCATTAAGATGTCGCCAGTTTCCATCGTCATCGAATGATCCCGTAATTTTCTGGACAAGTCTTGTTCCGTACTTCAGGAAAGATAGATTGGCAATATTCTTGTACTGATCATAGCTCATAATCTTCATCCCTCTAACCTCCAACGATTGAGCAAGTCCCTCATAGGAGTATCCCTTCGTTGGTGCATTATCAACTCCTGTCTGTATAGCAGACCCGAGCTTACCACCGACCAGTGACCCTCGGAATGCACCAACTAGGGTAGCTTTGTGATACACCCAAAGAGGCTCCATGTCCTCAATCTTTGGACTATTCGAGAGTACTACGAGCTTATCTGTATCCTGTACTTTATTGTAGACACAGAAGTATAGCCATTCCGCCGTATCGGGGACATCAACGATGAGATACATCCCATCAACGAAATTACTAGCACCCGTTTCTACTGCGACACTTGACACCAGCTTTTCTTTAGAGGTAAAGAATGAAGCCCCTCGAGCATCCACAGAGAGTACGGACTGGAAGCGCACACGCTTGTACCCTTTAACACGCACCTTATAGGCTGTATAATCTTCATTCGGCACAAGCGCAGAGCTTGGAGAGGTGAGTCCGACCTGTACAGCATACCCCGCCATCTTCTGCCCAAGAGCCTCCAGCTGATCAAAGGTTACTGTATCTACCTTCGGGGAGCTAGGTCGCTCTCCCGATGCAAAGCAGGCATACTTCTTTCCCCTAAGCACATCATTGACACCCTTGTACCAGTACTCAGGCTCATGGATGAATACATCCCCCTGACTCATATCGAGAACGCTATCAGTAGCAAGGCTTTGCACTAGATGGTCAGCGAACTTATACCAGTTGTCATTGTGGAGGCGGAAGATCTTCATCGTCCCCTTTGTCTCCTGCTTACCGACACATCCAAACCGCTCAGAGAGGATCTTTGCGACATGAGCTGAGGGCTGATAGGGAGATCCATATTTATATCCTGTCCGATTGTCCAGGTTAGAGATATTCGCAGGATCTGCGACGTTATCATCAAACTCGATCATCGTGTAATCGGGCTGGCGGATGACGAGTGAGGGGAAATGCTGTCGGTAAGCCTTGATGGTCTCCTCATCGACATAGACAGAGAGCTGACACTTACCGACGAGCTCACAGGTATCCACCGCCGATCCATTAGCGTCGATGCCCTTGATGCCCGAGAGCTTCCTGAGCAGTGACCCATCATCCTCGAAGTCTACACCCTCGATGCGCAGGCGCTCCAAGGCGACACAGCTATCCAGCAGAGCACGCCAGTCGATGAGTGGGCATCCTGCAAGCTCGAGGCTAGTCACCTTGCTCCAATCTGCAAGCGTAAGTCCTGACAGCGAGAGACGAGGAAGGGCTCTTAGTCGCAGGTAGCTCAGCGTTGCTGGGAGTTCGAGAAGGCTAATCGGGCTACCCTCTGCGATGCGGACAGCCCTTACGGACGTACCACCGAGCTTGAGTTGCTCCAGCCCCGTATGCGATGAGACATCAAACGTGCGAGCTTGCTCATCCTCTGTGCCTGTGACCCCTCGCTGTCCCGTCAGGTCGATATGGCGCAAGCCCGTGATCTTGCTCAGTAGGGGATACCACTGGGTAGGCGATGGGCTATCGGTGGTTGCCACAATCTCCTCTAGGCTCTTACCCGAGTTGAGGTTCCAAGCACCCTGCAGGTGGGGGGCGGTGGTTGCAAAGTCGAGTCTACGCATACGACTCGCCCCAATCAGACGCACGGGGTCATTCTGGCTCATCGCATCTCGGAAGTTGAAGACAGCTACCCCCGAGGACTGCACGCTCTGATGCTCGGTGAGCTTACCATTCTGCGTCTTCCAAGCAAAGTAGTAGTCATCGCTGGCGGTAGCCTTGATGATGGTATCCTTGTCGTCCTTACCGATGTAACCAGTGACAGCATCGCTCTCGTACTGACCTACCAGGTACTTTGCATCAAGCATCGAGAAGCGACGCTCAATAAGCTGGTTACGGTAGGCGTACATCGTACCGCTGAGGGCAAAGATGTAGTTCATCGTCCCGCCTCCGTTATAGTCGGTGTACGTGGGGCGGATGTACTTATAGATACCACTCTTGTTGTACTGGCGCTCCGACCAGTTACCCATAATCTGCCGATTGAAGACCGAGAGGTAGACGCTATTGGTCAGCGTTGCTCGCAGGAGCTTAGCTGAAGCCTTGATCTCCTCCTCGAGGTTCGCCAGCACAAGACACCACAGTCGGCTATTGTGCCCCTCAAAGGCGTACTTACTGCGCTGGGCATCACGAGTATCTCTACTGATATTGTAGAGGTAAGCCAGGAACGCATCATTACGCTTCCCGAAGGCGGTATCTCCATCGTAGTAGGTGAGCCACCAGATGCCGTTCCCCCATGTGCGATAGAAGGTATTCTTCACACGCTGGTCGACACTCATGTGGTAATCGGTGAGCACCCACCACAGGGTGAGGTTGGTTACGTCGAAGTACTGAGCAACCTCCTTACGGAACTTCGCCGATTGGAAGGCTTGCTTGACCTCTACCTCGCTCATCGAGGAGGGGTCTGCGCCCGCAGGGATACAGTCCTTGACGAACTTCCAGAGGCGGACGACCGCCTGCTTGATATTGGCAGGAGCCGTCTTATCGGGAGTCTTCCCATTCCACATGTAGTCCTGCTCGGGGAAGAGGAACTCCACAGAAGCATCAAAGCCATCTGTACCTGTACGCCCCAACTGCTCCTCGACGGAGCTCGCCGTGATGTGGAAGTTGGCTACGGGGTTCGTGTTGTTGATAAACTCCAAGGCGATCTCACTTCCGTCAGTCTTAGTCTGCCCGAAGAGGTAGCCACTCTTGCTCTTATCGTTGTTCAGCTGGAACTGCCCGCAGTAAGTCTTCTCCCCCTCGGGGGTGTCTGACGTGAAGACATCGATAGGCATCCCATCAATAGCCATGCGTGCTGAAGGATCCGCCTGTTGCCCCGCATTGCGCAGAGATGGATTCTTAGCCACGAGGTAGTCATTCAGCAGGATAGCAGTCCCCGTATTGTAGCACAGAGAGCTATCGGCGTAGTCCGTCTTGAGGTTGATGATCTTCATCGGCTTTGCCCCCTCTCGCATGACGTACGTGCGGGTACTCACCTCTTCCCATTGGTCTTCCTGCCCCTTGCCCACATTGCGATAGACCTTTGTCGTCTTAGACTTCTGGAGGTAGATACGCAGGTTCTTGACGGGGTAGGTAGAGGTTGAGGTTCCCTGACGGCGAATAACGCCATCGGTAACCCTCAGGTCATAAGCCTTACCATAAGGCGAGCGGAAGATGAGCTCGGTGAAGGTGTAGTCCGTCTTGGTGTCCGTGGATTTACCCCAGAGGCGCTCTATACCACCATCGGGCATCGCAATAGAGAGTACTGCCTTGCCTCGATTGACAAGCTTGTCGTAGCTAATAGATCCTGTGTCGGGGTTGAGCAGGTCGTTACGCTCACGTAGCTCCTCCATCTCAATCAGCGTAGGGCGATCGGTGATATAGTTGGTGAGCACCTCGTCGTCGGTCAGTGCCGTCTCATAGATACGCACATGCCTAACCTCTAGATCCGCCGAGCTACTATCTAGGAGTATCCCCCTGGGAGAGCGCTGAGCGAACAGGGTATCTTGGTAGGTGTCCGCCTTAGATAAGACTCCGTTGATGTAGAGGCGGATGGTATGCTCCTCGCTGGCTGGATGCACCACAAGCGTCAGGGAGTAATACTCCCCATAGGCATAGGGCATCTCCAGCCCAAGGTCACGGGTGATCGTCTCTCCATCCTCCGTGCGGAACTCAAGCTTACCACCTGTTGGCATCTGGACCTTGCTTGGCGATATGGCAAACCCTGCGAAGCTCGCCAGCTCCTGGGCACCTGCATCGATACAGGAGATGACCGCTCCATCAGGTCGGCGCACGTTGGTCATGCGAGCCTCAAAGGTGAGCGTAAGCCCACGAGTCTTGGCATCGGTAGCGAACGGCTTGTAGCCAATCTCCGCCTTAGCCCCGTTGATCAGACGGAGGCTTTCGCCCGTCCAGCCCGAGCTGATGAAGTCGACCCCAACAAAGCGAGTGGAGGTCTTACCGCTCCGCCAGACAGACGGATCGGACTCCACGTTGCTACGCCCAGCAGTGAGGAGCTCTACAACTGCCCCCTCCTTAATCCCTAGCCCCTCTTGTGTTGTGGGCACGACCTTGACCCTGAATGCCCTGGTAGCATCCTCCAGCGTATAGCTGTAGTCGAGCACCCCCTGCTGGGTGAAGCGAGAGGACTGCTCCTGGAAGGAGCGGGGGGTAGAGAACACGGTCGAACCACTGGGTGTCGTCAGTGTCAGCTGAGATACACCTCCTGCTCGACGGCTTACAGCGATGTAGTTCCACGAGACCTCCTCATACTGATGTGCTAGCACCTCGGGGGTCTCCCCAGCAGAGACTAGATATCCGTCGGGGCGTGAGAAGATGAGCCCCACGAAGGAGGTGTCTGCCCCAAACTTGAGAACATCAAGGTAGATGCTATTGGAGAGAAGACCATCTACGCTCGCCACGAACTGGACGCTGTGTCGCCCTGGAGAGAGTGATCGGACGGGGAGGGAGAAGGTCTGTCTGCTCCCTCCGCCTGTCAGTGGGCGCACCTCCTTACTACCCTCGTCGCCATCGATGAGCATGGTCACCTCACGAGCACCCCCTCGTACAGAGAGGATGATCGAGGCGGTGTCCCCATCCTTATAGCCACCAGCGGAGAGGTAGGTCTCGATCTCGTTGCGGTTGTAGAGGTCGATTGAGAGATTAACGACCGACAACAGCGCTTGAGCCTTACGCTCCTTGATGACACCCTCCTCCTCGTACTTGGCTGAGACCATGATGCTGTAGGTGTCGGCTGTCGTAAGATACTTAGAGAGGTCTAGGCTGGCTGTAGAGCCCGATGCGAGAGAGCCAAGGCTAAGGGTCGCCAAGGTCTGGACACCACGCTTGACCATCACCTCAATAGTTGCTGGCACGCCGTCTACCTCCCCGTCGGAGTAGTGCGTGTAGCCGTAGGTCAGGCGGGCTTGGTCGCCGAGCTTGATACGCCCAGCGGAGAGCTGTGCGGTAACGACAGCCTTAGTAGAGGCGGACTGCCCCCCGCCACCTCCTCCAGCAACAACGAACTCGGCGACAGTCCTTCCATTGCGAGATAGCGTCACCTTGCTTCCATCGTCCGTCCTCTCGACATCGGAGTCGAGCGTCGCATCTCGGAGCTCCTCGATTGCCTGCTTTACCGCCACACTCGCCACAGGGCGGTGTGTCTCGTCCAGGCTCTCGGCAACCTCTACCTCCTTACCGCTTTTGGCGATAAGGTCCTTGATATGCTCATCGGTGACAGCCTTAGCGTACTCCTGCCATAGGGGGGAGGAGAAGAAGGAGGTATCATCCGTCGCAGTGCCGGTATAGCGATAGTCGGTCCATACCCCCTCGGCGCTTTCGAAGGTGATGATCATGCCAGAGCGCAGTGAGGCATCAAGGCTAAGAGACCTTAATGCAGTGAGAGCGCTAGAGAGGCTGTAATAGCCCGTGGAGAGGGGCACCTCTCTAGATATGTTAAGGAAGCCAGCACCTCCGCCCGAAGCTCCCCCTTGAGCAAGCTCTATGCTCGAGAGCTCGAGCCCATCGGCGGTCAGCAGAGCCACCTTGACACGCTTGGTGTCTAGGCGCTCCGTAGCGAGCTTGAGACCAAGCCCCAAGTCACCATCCTCGTCAGGCACCAGCTTCGATCCGTTGAGCGTAAAGCTCTTGACCGTGCCCTGCGGGGTGGTAATGGACACCTTACCCTTAGCATCAGAGGACATGGTAACCCCATTGACCTCTACGCTCTGCACGGGGAGGATATGGTAGTTACCATCAGCCCCTAGGTAGCTCGACTTCTTCCCCGCCGTGTTGATCTTATCTAGCTTCTCACGGTCTTCCTGAGTTAGCTCCAGGCGGTCTAATGCCTTTTTAACGTCCTTCGTGATGGCTTCGAGCGCCGTTTTGATGGACTCGACTGACGGCTTGAGCTCATCTTTCGACACTCGCTCAAGCTCGGTAACACGGCTCTCAATAGCTGTATATTCATGGCGCATCGCTGTACCGATGCGGGCGATAGCCACCCAGCGTACCCCCGTCCACATGCAGACGAGCCCGCTATTCGGGTCAGTCTGAGCTGTAGACTCTTGATAGATGGCTACGAGATTACCTCGGCGCAGGGGCTTGCCATTATCGCCGACAGGCGCAGTGTCAGCTTGCATTGCCTCGAGCGTCGGGTACACCTTACCAATGCCCAGGGTAGAACCGTCTCGCTCCATCCCTTGGGTGTAGTCCGTCAGATCAACAATCAGCCGACCTACTTCCTCGGGAGTAATCGACCCCGATTCAATCTTACGTGAGAGAGCTTCCGCCCGCTCTCTGATATCATATAGAGTTGCCATGTATATCTGCTATTATCTACTATCTTCCTCGGCGAGGATTTTTGGGTCTATCAATGGTGCTTCCACCGTCTCTGTCATAAGATCTAGGTGGTAGATCTTGTGTACCAGACTCCGAAGAATTATTGTTGATACCTGCACCAGCACCATTATTCTCTTCGTAATCCCACGAAATGAGGATGGATATATAGGTGCGATGTTCCAGAGTAGCATGAGAACGGCTAAACCCTTCCCCGAGCTTCTGGCGACAAGTGAGCTTGCCGTTCACCACATCGATATCCGTGGGGGGCATATTGGGGTCGACGAAGCTATAGCGCCCCGCCATGTTGTTGATACCAGAGAGGAGGAATGTCCCAAAGTGCCCAGTAGTTGGTATAGCGTCCGTACGCTCAAAGCACAGGGTGAGGATACCGCTATAGCGGGAGAGTTCATGGAAGCTCACGACAGAGCCAAGCCCGCTATAGCTGTAGCTGAGTCGAGGGGATCGAGCAAAGTCCACCCCCAGGCGAGGGAGGTTTTTATCGGCGATATAATCACCATCTTCGGGGGCAACCCTCATCGATGCAAGCTGGGCGACATAGACGACCTGGGTGTTATGCTCAGAGCCGTCCTCGAATGCCTTGGAGGCGGTCTCAGTCCTGGAGAATAGCCAGTAGAAGGTGTCGGCTTGATCAACCTGATCAATCGTCCCAGCAGAGACTCGGTAGACACTCCCCTGGTAGGCTATGTAGCCTGATGTCCAATGATGTGCATGGGTGGTCTTGTCGTAGGTGATCTCACAGCCCCCAAGGATGCAGTTACCCCAAGAGGTGATGAGCGACTGCAGGGGAGACACCGTCGCATCCTGGAGGAACTCTAAGTCGTCAAGATGAAGAGGTTGCCCCCCCTCGTTGAATTGAAGCTTATTCATAAGGATAGTATATGATCTTGTATTTACGTCCAGCAGGTTTATACTGCTCAATGATCCTCAGTATCCCCTCTTCTTCGAGCTGGAGGAAGTCTGGGATATGGATGTAGAAGTCTGGCTCGACCCGAGCACCATCCTCGTAGTAGAGGTGGGTGGGCTCACTGTCTCCAGCTCTATGTAGGTAGATCGGGCGCTGTCCCTCCCTCTTGAGGTAGAGATGCGGTTGCTTATACTCGGAGTCTACGATGTAGACATCCCCCTCCTTCAGCCTGTACGCTCGGCGCAGTGCCTCTATCAGGGACAGCGTCTGTCCACTAGAGGATAGGCGCTCCCTTGCTTCCGCCTGCAGTAGGCGAAACTGAGCGAAGAGCCACACAAGAGGCAAGAGGAGCACTCTCAAGAGAGCTCTCATCACATCGCCCCGCAGGACGGTAGGGAGCATCTGCCACCCGAACTTTTGCACATCGAAGTTGTACCACATGCTATTGCTTGATTTTAGGATTCTCCAGGTCACGAGCCTGTGTCAGGATCAGCTTACGCCCCGCCCATGGAGCCAGCTTTGTCTTGAGACTTATCCCGCCATCTTGGGGCGTTGGGATCCAGGCGAGCAGACCCTCCTTAAGCTCATTAAGATCACGCTCTAGGGTGTTGACCCGCTGAGTTAGCTCGTGCACCAGCACAAGCCCTCCACGATGCCCTCCATTGAGGATGATTTTGTCTGCTCGATCGATGGATAGGATGACCAATTGCTCGTAGCCTCCCGTGAGGCTACCCACGATGACACCAGAGCCTACGGCAGGTATGATTAAGAGCTCCATATCGTCCTCGGTCGTTGTTGCCCTTAGGCGTATATCAGGCACAGCCAAGCCATCAATGACCACGGTGCATGTAGTGCCCTCGACGCTCTCTACGATACCTTGGTAGAGACTAAGCGTCCCTCCACCGAGCTTCTTCAGACGCTCCTGGAGCTCTCTATATGCGTCCATCAGTAATTATAGGATAGAGTTGAGGTGAGCGTTGGGGCGAGGAAGCACCCCGAACGAGCGGAATAGTTGTTCCCCTGGATGACACGTCGCACCCCTCTATGGGGCTCAGCAGAGCACTCCCCGAGGTCGACATCGATGACACCCTCTACTTGCTGAATGGCATCTACCAGCTTGGTCTTATTAAAGACCCCGCCATAGGTGATGTCCCTCAGGTATGATCGTATAGCCAGCTCCACGGGGCGCTTACCGTCTCTGATACGCACCCCGCTGGGGAGATAGACGAGGGGATCGAGCTGTATGCTTGCCGTGATCGAGAGGATGTCGGCGGGGAGGGATCGTACAGAGAGGACGACCCCTGCAATCTTGATCGAGGACATATATGCGGTAACTGAGCGTAGCTCGTCCTCTGTGAGAGGCTCGGGCAGTCCGTCCTTATCCTTACTGACAAGGACTCGGATGCTCGTCCCGAGGTCCTTGACGGACACATAGCGGACGAGGCGCTTGCTCTCATCGACTATCGGGTACTGCCACCGCAGGGTCGCCTCGTCGAGCTCCAGCTTATCGCCATGCTGATAGTTAAGCGCTTGCTGGTGATACCAAGGGATGGTGGCTACAACGGAGCTATTAATCTGCTTGATGACATCCGCCTTGTACTGATCAAAAATCCGCTCAAGGACGTAGTGAGCAGAGGCGATGATGAAGAAGAGGATGCTCTCGATGCTCGCCACGGAGAAGCGAGAGGAGAAGGTGTCTCCATCTTTGAATCCGTAGCGCTCTCGAAGCGTACCGTCTGCCATAAAGGCATCGGTCATCTGCCTCTTAATTTCCTGTACTGTACGAGCCATATCTAGCGGAAAGTTGAATTGAAGGATGGAGCGAAGATTTGCCAGCGAATCCCAGTGTTATCATTAAGCGTCGCAGGAGACACTCCCTCTGCTTGGCAATAGCGCTCCATTGGCTTATTGTAGGTCTGCTGGGTTGCCACGGTGATCCGTGGAGGGGGCTCTGTCATGGATGCATCGAGAGCTAGCGCCAGATCGACTCCAGCCTCCCATGCTCCAGAGAGCTCAACCCCCACGTCCCACCAGGTCTGCCCATGCTTTATAGTCGTCTTACCCATAGGAGTCTGCGCACGGTATACCAGACAGCAAAGACGAGGAGTAGGATGATCACGATTCGGTAAATGCTTATCTCGGCTCGCTGTAGCCAGGAGCGAGGTTTCTCCACCTCTACCACAACGGGATAACTCACCGAGTCTCGCCGTTCGACATACGCCGTATCATGGCGGACCAGCTCCCTCCAGCGGGTATGCCATCGGTCTTGATAGACCGTGTCACCACGCCTCTCGATATAGACGCTGTCATGTTGGTAGATGCTGTCTCGCACCATCTTCAGGCGGTCCTTGTACTCTACCTTAACCCGCTCTACCTCTACGGTCTGCACCCGTACTCCACAGCCCACCAGGAGCAGGAGTCCAGGGGCAAGGAGGATGCTACTCAAGTATCTCATATTAGTCTGTGCTAGTTGCGATGGCGAGGGATCGATTCAGTGCCTGGAGCACGACACGCTCTATCTCCTGAGTGTCCGCTCGATCCATCATCGTCACCTCAAATCGCTCGATGAGCTTTGTTATTGCGATATTGATTGTCGTAGGACGAGATCCGCCCGTGGCAATCGCCTCGGCGGTCTTATTGCCCTTACCGCCCTTTCCCCCCTTGCCTCCTCCAGAGAGATCCAGCTTCTCCGATGAGGCTGACCCCTTAAGGGCAGGTGTTTCAATCTGAGTCTTCTTATCGAGCTTCTTCAGATCCTTGGCTTGCTCTGTCTCTAGGTTGCGTTGCCAGTCACCCTTGACCCCCTCGATAACCTCTTTGGTCTGCAGGACGGCAGTCTTGGCGGAGTTCTTACCCGCCAGATTGCCCACCCCATCCTTAAAGGTTGACCAAGCCTCGGAGAAGTCCCCCGACAGGAGTAGCTGGAGCGCCTTACCCACCTTGCCTAGCCCCTCGAGCATCTCATGGATGCGATTGACGACATAGTCTTTGATGACCGAGCCGAGCTCCTTGAAGGTGTCCCAAGCAGTCATCAGGAAGGCTCGGAAGGAGGCGAACTTATTCCAGAGGTAGACGATCCCAGCGGTCAGAGTAGCAACGGCTACGATCACGATACCGATGGGATTTGCCGACATAGCTACGTTGAGGAGCCACTGCATCGCAGTCCATGCTTGCGTAGCGATAGAGACTACACTCATCACACCTGCATAGGCTGTAAGGGCGATCGTCTTAGCATTAATAGCTATGGCGACAATGCCAATGATACTCCCGACAAGAGCTAGCTCCTTCCACCAGTCCTTCACGAAGTTGATAACGCCCGCCAGGATCGAGAAGAAGCCACTGATCGCCTTTGAGATGTAGGGGATAGCCTTACTGAAGAGGTCAAGGAAGCTCGACACGAAGGGGCGTATCTGCTCGAAGAGCTGAATAGCCATCTCCTGGAGGTTATCTATGAGCGTCGACCATCGTCCACCGATGGTTTGGGCTGTGGCATCCATAAGCCCATGGAACTGCCCACCCTCAGCCGTTGCATGCTCAATAGCTGAGGCGACCATGTCGGCGGAGATTGCCCCCTTGCTCATCGCCTCTTGGAGCTTCTCATAGGTCAGCTCGGGATGCATCTTCTGTAGCTCCTTCAGCGGGTTGAACCCCGCATTAATGAACTGCATAAGATCTTGCCCCATCAGCTTTCCACTAGCTGAGACTTGCCCCATCACAAGTGAGAGCGACGATAGCTTGTCCCTACTACCACCCGAAATATCTCCGAGTTGCTTGAGGTAGGTCATCACCTTGTCGGTCGACACACCAAAGGAGAGCATCTGCTGAGCATTGCTAGTGAGGTCGAGCTTGCCGAATGGACTCTCAGAGGCGAACTTGCCGATATCGCCAAGGATAGACTTTGCCCTCTCCTCATTTCCGACCAGAGTCGTAAAAGCTGTGGCAGTCATCTCTGCCTCAGCTCCAATCTTCGAGACAGCTCCAATCCCCGAGGCAAGCAGGGTATAGGGGTTGGTCAAGAACTGCATCCCCGGGATGGACATCAGAGAGTTGCCGAGGGCAGATGGGGAGAACGCTTGCTTAATACTTGCCCCTACCGAGCTGGCTTTCTCCTGGATGCTCTCCAGCTGGGTAATCACCTTGCGTGCCTCGGTCATCACATTGCCCGAGTCACTCTGTAGTTTGATAAGGAGCTTTAAGATGCTGTTCATCCCTTATTACCCTTGGCTTCTAGTTCTCTGATATCCTTAACGTAGCGCAGTTTCCACGCCCAAACCTCATCGGGGAGGTCATCGGGAGCGATGCCGAGGTAGTACTCGAGGAGCGTCGAAAGGAAGAGGAAGCCCTCCATCCCCACGACATCTACCTCGGCATCGCTTAGAGCTTTTTTACCTCAGCTTCCTTGACTTCGCTGATCTCGTCGATCTTCCCGATGACAGAGAGGAAGAGCTCGTCATCCGTTCGGATCTCTTCATCCCCCTCGAGCCAGATCTGGTTGAGCATCGTCTCACTCATGCGGATGGGATCCTTCTGGGTGGAGACATAGCTGAGATCCTTGCGGTTAGGCTTACGCACGAGGCAACTCTTATCCTCGACGGTGATCTCATAGACCTGCTTGTACTTGTCCTTGTACTGCTGGATTTGTTCTGCTGTAAATACCATTCTAATCTTATTCTAATGCTGTTAGACTGACTTCATCGAGAGGAAGACGAAGGGCAGAGACTTCTCTTGGAACTTGTCCCCCTGCTTCCACTCCGTGGCATCCTCGGTGAATTCGCACCCAGAGAGTGCGTCGGTGACCATCACATCCCCCTTGCTGGGGTTGCCGTAAGCAACGACCATAGAGAGCGACCCTGATAGGATGCTCCCTCCCATGGCAAGGCGGAGCGTTTCGTATTCGCTTTGGGTGAGCGTTAGCTCCCCTTCATAGGCGATATTACCCGACTGGATACAGTGGGGTTTGTTCCCCTTGGCATAGAGCGCTTCCTTCTCCTGCTTCCCGGAGTACTTGACCCCTCGGAAGCCCTTGATGTCACGACCAGCGACAACAAGGGAGATGTCAGACCATTCAAATTCTCTCGTATTGACCATAGCGCTTACTTCTTATCCGTTGGTTCTGATGCCGTCACGAGGAAGCCAAGGGCGACATCAATGTAGCGAGCATAGCCATGAGGGCGCACCTTCAGGGTAAGCTCAATCTTACTCGTTGCTACGACATTCTGCTTGGGGTCGATGACACAGCGACAGCCTTCACCGTCTTCACTTGACAGCTCACCCGAGGCAGTCATGCTTCGGTTGATGGCATCTTCCACCTTCTGCTCCCAAGCCTTAATGATGGGAGCCTGTAGCGTGCCATCCTCGTTGAGCTCCAGCTCATCGAGCATGAGGTCGAGGAGGCTATTATAGCACAGGCGGTACGCCTTGTCGATTACTCGACGATTGGCGATCTGTGCATAGTCATCGGTAGGCGCTGTCGCTAGATTGTCATCTGCGACGAAGTAGCCCGTACGACCAACGTATCGGCGAAAGGTGATGTACCTCTTCTCGTGGAGCTCGATGATCTCACTCTGCACTTCCTCGATCGGCTTACCATCGAGGTAGAAGGTCTCTGGCTTGAGCGCCCCATCACGCACTCGCCCAGCATTACGCTGAACGGGGATGGATGCGATACGCCCAGCAAGGATGCCGAGGCTAGCCCCCTTATCCTCCTGCTTGATGCTCCCCACAAGTACCCCCACTCGATTGTAGTTCTGTTTGGAGAGGTCTCTGAGGTTCCGCCCCGTGTAGCCACGCCCATCGAGGACGATGAAGAGGGGGGCATACAGCTCTGAGGTTGCCCAATCGGCGAGCACCTGAGCCTCAGGGAGAGCGGTATAGACATCGGGAGACAAGCCTTCAGTCACCTCCTCACTATCCCCCGCACTGCTCGAGAGGAAGATCGCTCGGAGAGCTCCACTATGTCGCTCGATGAGCTTACGCACTGCGCCCTCTTCTTTGCTCAAGAGCTCGGTCATCGTCTTTGCGGGATCAACCCCACAAACGACGACCTCCGTACCCTCCTCCGCCTGGCGGTAGAAGTCTCGCACGAAATGCACAAGGGCTGGATTATTCTCCTCGGTGACACTGAGGGCGGTCAGCTCTGAGGGCTTGCGAAGCTTATAGCTGATCCCCAGCTCAAAGGTTGAGGCGACAGCTGTCGCTCCAGCGACGATGGCGACCAGCCCATCAGGGCTAGTCCCCACCTTGCCAAGCTGACCAGAGAGGAAATTGATTTTGATTCGTGGTAACATATCCTCTATCTAGGTTAGATCTACTCTGCGGACTCTACGAGGAGCATCACCCCCTTCTTATCGAATCGACGACCTGAGCCCCCTGCACGCTGGTCAAAGGACATCACTTCGCCGTAGTACTCTGGGCTTGATTCTTCGTAGTACATATTGGTTTCGCCAATAGCACGTGAAACACAGCCCTCCTGCCAGGCGAGACCAGCACCAAGCTCTGTAGCCTCGTGGGCATCTCCATCGAAGAGAATAGTCTCTGCATCATCCTTGAGGCGCAGAACCTTAGCTCGCTTCATGATGTGGAAGCCGTAGAGCTGACCGAGGATACCTCGCTGGGCATCGGCGGTAGCAAAGAACGCATGCTTGTCAGCCGCACTCAGACTCCCCAGGAGCTTATTGTACATCACAGGATCCAGGAGCAGATATCGACCTTCCTGTGCGATCTTCTGAAGGTCAAATTGAGTCTGAAGCTCAAGGATATCTTCCGACGTAACCTTCTTACGCTTCCCCGTCGCCCCTGAATGAGTATGTGCTGGCATCAGCTCACCACTCGTTCGGACGACACCACCATTAGCCTTAGCCCACTGCTCGAGGATATAGTCATGGATCGATTCATGAAGAGCCTCCTTATCATTATAGATCACCGACTTTCGCTTGTCATACGAAAGCTCCAGGTCGAGGATATTCTGTAAGCGGATAGGATCGGTCGAGAATGGCTCCAGGTCATAGGTCAGATCCTTGTCTTCTCTTGTCCCAACAGTGGCGGGGAAGACCGATCGGTTTCGCTTTACGCCACTAGGTGCACCTGCATTGGGGACATGCACTCGATGATTATCCACAAAAGCTGAATCGTCAATGGACTTTGCCACAAACGAGTTGTCAGGAAACAGGTTTTCCTGAATCTCTCTCAGCCAAACTTCTCTATTCAATGCCATATTTTTCTCCTTCTTATTTATTAGTTCTGATAGTCTACACCGAACTCATCCTTGTAGAGGCTTGCAAACCCCTCAGGGTCGTACTTCTTATACTCTGCAAGGAGATTCTCCTTATCCAGCTCTCGCCACGTCTTCCCATGGAACTTATTTGCCCCCGATCCAGTGGGCTGGGTAAACTGCTTCGCAGAGTGGAACTGCTTCGCTCCAGCATCCGCCTTGGGGAGGCTAGCCAGCAGAGCTTCAGCGTTCGCTCGGTCGCTCTTGAGAAGATTCAGGTAAGTGGGCTTCTGCTCCTGAGTGATACGCCCATCTGCGACAGCCGTGTTAAGGAGCGCCTCCAGCTCCTTGGCTTCCAGCTCAGCTACTCGCTCCTGGAGATTGGTGATCGCCTTGTTCTTCTCCTCCAGCTTCAGCGCCTGATTCTGCAGACGAGTGACGATGTCAGCCTCTGTCGCATTGGCAAAGCTGGGGATACGTTTGATTTCATCTAGTAATGCCATTGTACTGGGTTCTTGTGCCTCGGTCTTCTCGAGGCGGTTGTTAAACACTTGATAGATATCGTCGGTACTGCTTGACTCATCCAAGTCGGTCTCCTCGGGTAGATCATGGATGCCATCAATCATCCCCAGAGCTAATGCCTCCTTGGCGGTCAGCCAGTGATCCTTGCCGTCGGCGAAATAGCGACTATGCACCTCCTCCTTGGTGAGGTTGGCTCGCTGAGCAACCATCTCAGCTAGACTCCCCTCAAGGTTCTCAATGAGATCTGCCGTCTCTCGGAGCTCTTTTGCCGAGCCATAAGCGCCCCCACTCACCTTATGGAGCATCAGTCGTGCATACTGCGACATGTAGAGGGGCTTACCACAGAGGGCTATTACCCCTGCGATACTCGCAGCTATGCCATCCACATAGATCTTGATATTTGCTTTGCTCTGACGCAAGGCATTGAAGATGGCAATGCCTGTAAAGACATCCCCACCCGTCGAGTTGATACGTACATCAATGGAGTTGTACTCCCCCTCGAGGGCGAGGAGCTCAGTGACTACTCGCTGACTATCGATGTCGCCCCACGGACCGACATCCCCATAGAGTAGGATGGTTGCGCCTCCGTCTGACTTGGGCACATAATTGAAGAATTTGCTAGGTCGATTCATACAGTTCTCGCTCGATTTCTATGACAAAAGTATGGGGTCATTTCCACGCCTGCAAACTGAATATTTACCATAATAACACTTTGATATTATGATAATTACAAAGCATTACCATCATAAATATCCGATTTGAAATACCCCATAGAATACCTCAATTTTGCACCGAATCAGGCACGTAAAATGAGATCAATATGAACAATCCAAGAAACATCAAGTACATCGCTGTACACTGCACTGCAGGGAGTCAAAGGACGACGATTCCCGACCTGCTTGCAGTGTTCAAATCCCGAGGCTTCAAGGCTCCAGGCTACCACTATGTTATCTCGGCAGATGGCATCATCCATCAACTCCTCTCCGAAGACCAGGTATCCAATGGAGTCAAGGGCTTCAACTCCGTGAGCATCAACGTCGCTTACATCGGTGGAGTCATCTCCCAAGAGGGAGTCCTTAAGAGCGTAGACAACCGTACCCCCGAACAGAAGGCGAGTCTCAGGACGCTCCTCGGGGCGCTCAAGAAGAGATACCCTCAGGCAGTCATCCAGGGGCATCGTGACTTTTCTCCCGACACCAACGGTAACGGTGTCGTCGACCCGTGGGAGCGCATCAAAGACTGCCCTTGCTTTGATGCTAAGGTCGAATACACCGACATCAAGTAATCATGGCAAACCAAGACGTCATCCACACCATTGCCACCCGCCTTGTCGTACCCCCTCCCGTCTTTGTGTCTCCTCGAGCACACGCCGTTGGGGCAGATGCAACAGAGGCTAGTCGGCATGAGTTTGATCGACTCAGAGAGGAAGAGCAAGCGGATGTAGTGCGCTACAATTCGCTGGGAGTACCGATGGTGCTCCCACTCTCCCTGCGCTTGCCACTGGCTGGAGAGACGGATTGGCTACTCCCCTATGAGCCCATGATCACGATCACGGGGAAGCACATCATCACGAAGAGGCAAGTCGCCAAGAGCAAGGCGAGAGGATCCATAAAGGAGCGCTGGACGCTTGATGACTACTCGGTCAAGATCGAGGGAATCCTGATGAGCAAAGCAGACAGCTACCCTGAGGATGACGTACGCCGATTGCGCAAGTTTTGCGAGGCGGGGGAGGTTATCGCCACCTCCCCCCTCTTAGAGCTCTTTGGCATCTCGAGGCTTGTCATTGAAAGCTGGGAGATCCCACACACCGCTGGAGTACGCAACCAGAACTACTCCCTCTCTTGCCTCTCTGACGACACCTACAAACTCCTACTCAAGTAGTATGTACACGATGATTTACTCTGTCAAGGTTGGGGAGCACACCCTGGGGATGCTGGATAAGGTGGATATCCATCGGTCGGTAGAGCTTCTGGCGGACACAGCCACCATAACGCTTCCTGCAAGCGAGTACAACAAGAGACTCTCCATCGAGCAAGAGCTGAAGCGAGGTGATAAGGTGAGCATCGCCCTTGGCTACGAAGAGACAGGGCTTGTAGATGAGTTCGTGGGATACCTCCAGCGCATCTCGACAGACAAGGGCTCAATCACCCTGTACTGCGAGGACGACCTATATGCCTTCCGCAAGCCCGTCGCCAATGAAGTCCTCAAGAAGATCAGCCTTCGAAAGCTCCTCGAAAAGCTTTGCAAGACCATTGGAGCAGACTATAAAGTGGTCTGTAGCTATGAGTGGACGTACGATAAGTTCACCTTCCATAACGCAACAGCCTTTGATGTACTGAAGAAGGTGCAAGAGGAAAGCGGTGCAGACATCTACCTTGACGGGACGACCCTCCACGTGCACCCCCCTGGGGAAGTCATCGGCAAAGAGAGGGTGTATGATTTTGCGGTCAACATCGAAAAAGCCGACCTCAGCTACAAGCGAGCCGAGGACAAGAAGATACAGGTAGTCGTCAAAGCACTCTTACCCGACGGCAAGGTTCGGCAGGTGGAAGTCGGCACAACGGGAGGAGACAAGGTCGAGGTGAAATGCCCCACCAGCGATGAAGCCTCTATGCGTCGTCGAGGGGAATCCGAGCTCCTGCGTCGCACCTACGACGGCTACGACGGTACTATTACGGGCTGGCTCATCCCCGAGTGCAAGCCCAGCGACACGGTGACACTGCACGACGAGGATTACCCCGAGCAGGACGGCTCGTACTTCGTCCGATCGGTAAAGACCTCCTTTAGCTCACAGGGTGGCAAGCGAGAGATCACCCTCGGATTCCGCCTCAGCTAGCATTTATATGATTGGTATACTTATCGACTCCAACTACCAGCCTCTCATCTCCTCGGGAGAGCTCCAACTGGGGGAGATCACCCCACAGAATCAGGCGATTATCATTCAGTCCCACAAGGGAGAGCTTAAGGAGAACCCTGCGCTAGGCGTAGGCATTTCGGACATGCTCCTGGACAACGACCCGCTCTACTGGCGTGTGCGCATCAGGGAGGCTCTAGAGTTAGATGGCGAGGTAGTAGAGAGTATCAAGATCACCTCCTCAGAGGTGCAAATCAACGCACACTATTAGATGACAAAACGAGATAAACTAACAGTACAGCTATGGGTAGCAACGGCGCTTGTTATCTGTGGCATCCTCCTCCTCTTTGCAGGCTTCATGGTTAAGCCTCTCGGGGAGATTCACAACTCCATTCTAGTCGCCTTTGGTGAGATGTCCACCTTCTCGGGCGCTCTCTTTGGCGTAGACTACAACTACCGTTACAAGCAAATCAGAGACAGAAAGGATGGCGAAGAAGACGGACAGCAAGATTGATAAGCGGAGTATCGCCCGCACACTCTACCTCGACGGCAACTACACTCAGGAGGAGATTGCCGTAAAGGTGGGGGTCTCTCGGCAGACCATCATCCGCTGGTCGAAGGAGGACAGCTGGGCGGAGCTTAAAGCGTCACTCTCGGTAACGCCCACTCAGCTCATCGCTCAGTGGCAACAACAGATAGCCGAGATTAACCGCACCATCACCAGTCGTGAGGAGGGGGCACGCTACGCCACCCCCGCCGAAGCTGATGCGATGCTCAAGCTCGCCACCTCCATCAAGAAGATACAAGATGACCTCGGCATCAGCGAAGTCATCAGCGTCTGCATGCGCTTCCTCGCTTGGCTTCGCCCCCTCGATGTGGAGCAAGCCAAAGCCTTCAACAGCCTCATGGATGTCTTCATCAAAGACCAAGCAAACTCCAAGCGATGACACAGCAGGAAAAGCAAGCCCTTAGGCAGTGGGAGGAGTTCCACAAGTCCTTTGCTCGGGATGCTCTCATCGATCACAATCTCACGGCTGGTCAGATTGACAAGCTACGCAAGGAGCTTGAAGCTGACCCTGTGCAGTGGTGTAAGTACCTCTTCCCAGGCTACGCCAAGTATGAGTTCGCCCCCTTCCAGGTCAAGGCGATCAAGCGCATTATAGAGCATGATGAATGGTATGAGGTGCTCTCCTGGTCGAGAGAGCTGGCTAAGTCAACCATCGTAATGATGGTACTGATGTATCTAGCCCTCACGGGTCGTAAGAGGTTCTTTGTCATTACCAGCGCTACCGTGGATAGTGCCATCCGACTACTCACTCCATACAAGGTCAACTTTGAGACGAACCCTCGCCTTAAGCAACTCTATGGCAACCAGGTGAACTTGGGGCAGTGGACTGAGCGAGATTTCACGATTCGCTCTGGCGCAAAATTCTTGGCTTTGGGGGCAGGGTCAGCCCCTCGAGGAAGTCGTAATGAGGCAATACGTCCCGATGTGCTCGTCGCTGACGACTACGACACCGACGAAGACTGCCGTAACCCTGAGACCCTCAAGAAGAAGTGGGACTGGTTTAATGAGGCGCTTTACCCGACACGATCCATCAGTGAACCAACCCTGATTATCTGGTGCGGTAACATCATCGCAAAGGACTGCTGTGTCAAGCGTGCAGGAGAAAAAGCCAAGCACTGGGATATCGTCAACATACGAGACAAGCAAGGACGGTCGACGTGGCCAGCAAAAAACAGCGAGGAGATGATCGACCGAACGCTGGAGAATATCCCTCGCTCAGCCCAACAGAAAGAGTACTTCAACAACCCGCTCTCCGAAGGGAGTGTCTTCAAGAATCTTGCCTTTGGTAAAGTCCCACCACTCAAGCGATTTAAGTATCTGATCGCTTATGGCGACCCCGCTTATAGCGACCGAAAGACCAAGCAAGGATCCTTCAAGGCGCTCTGGCTAATAGGCAAGCTTGGGGATAAGTACTACGTCATTAAGGGCTACCTCGCACGTGAGACTAACGCCAACTTCATCGGCTGGTACTTCGACCTGAAAAAATGGGTCGGAGGCAAGACGGAGGTGTACTTCTACATCGAGAACAATAAACTGCAGGATCCCTTCTACGAACAAGTCTTCAAGCCACTCATACGAGAGGAGATCAAGCGTAGGGGCGAAGAGATTCACATCCGACCCGATGAGCGCAAGAAGACCGACAAAGCAGTCCGCATTGAGAATAATCTAGAGCCCCTTGACCGACTCGGGCAACTCATATTCAACGAGGACGAGCAAGATAACCCCCACATGGTAGAGCTAATCAATCAAGGTGCGCTGTTCGAGATGCACCTACCATACCCTGCCGACGGTCTAGATGCCGTGGAGGGTGGGATCAGCCTCATCAAGAGCAAGAGTGCAGAGCTTGATCCTCCAGAGGTCATTGGGTATGACGAGGTCAGCAAAGGCAACCCCTATCGTATTTGACTATGGCAAACTTTATCACCCCTGAGGACTACAACGCAAGCATCCACCGAGAAATACTCTCCTCCCTTCTAAGGGAGACCTCTGCAGGAGGTCAGCCCAACCCTGACTACGATCCTCAGGTAATTGAGATTTGTGAGGATCGCACTATCTCCGAGATGAGCTCCTACTTGGATAAGATCTATGATTGCGATGCCATCTTCTCCGCTCGAGGAGGGGAGCGCCATAGCCTCATCCTGATGTTTGCTCTCGACATCACCATCTATCACATCTTCAGCATCCATAACCCCTATAAGATTGCAGACATCCGAAAGGATAGGTATGAACGAGCGATCGAATGGCTCAAGGGAGTATCCCGAGGGGAGATCACCATCCACGGGGCACCTCGGCTGGATAGCGATGAACAGAAACTGAATAGCCCCTGGCAGATTGATGCTGAAACCCTTAGACCCACCCTACGTTAATGGCAAAGAATCGAACTCAAAAGCGTATCCAACAAGGAGGGAGCCTACGCTCCTCCTCAGGCTCTTCGTATCACGTCCCTGACGTTGTCCTACAGATGCCTGAGCTATTCCTCTTTGACCTGCAGAAGTTCCAGAATAGCCTACGTCGAGCCAAGCAGATCGACTTCCCTTCTCGATCCCGATTATACGACCTCTACGAGTCGTCAGAGCTAGACATCCACTACATGGGGGTCTTAAGCAAGCGCCTTCGAGGGATAACACGCATCCCTATTGAGTTCCATCGAGATGGGAAGCCCGACGATGTAATCACCCCACAGTTACGCTCCCCTTGGTTTAAGGAGGTACGTAAGGAGATCACCCTGGCACAGTTCTGGGGCTTCTCCCTGATGCAGTTTTACCTTGACGAGGAGGGCAATATCCGTGCGGATCAAATCAATCGCAAGCACTACAATCCAATCACACGTCAGCTCCTGCAGTACCAAGACGACCAGGTGGGTGCGCCTATTGAGGAGTTCGATAATATGCTCTTTGTCGGCGGAGAGCGTGACCTTGGAGCTCTTGTGGACATCATGATTGCCATTCTCTACAAGAGAGGCAACGTCAGTGACTGGGCTAAATTCTGCAACATCTTCGGTATACCGATCCGTGAGTACACCTATGATGCTGGTGACCAAGAAGCCCGAAGGAAGATCATTGAGGATGCCCGTCGCCAAGGATCATCAGCGGTCTACATTCACCCCAAGGAAAGCTCCCTTGTCCTGCACGAACCAAAGAATGCATCCGCCACAGGTGAGCTATTCGAGAACTTCACCAACTACTGGGATAGCAAGATCTCAATCCGTGTGCTCGGCAACACGCTCACGACCGATGCTAAGAAGGTAGGCACACAAGCGCTCGGCGAGGTACACAAGGAGGTCGAGGACGAGATGAATGAGGATGACCGAGACACCATCCTCGATGTCCTCAACTACCACATGCGCCCCATCTTCTCCAACCTCGGGTTTAATACCGAGGGAGGCGAGTTCGTCTACGCCAAGAAGGACAAGACGCATCCCACCCAGCAGGTGGACATTGTCCTCAAGCTGAACTCCATCGGGCTACCTATCTCAGATGACTACCTCTATGAGTTCTCTGGCATCCCCAAGCCCGAGAACTACGACGAGCTCATTGAAGAGAAGAAGGCGAACAAGGGAGCCATGCAAGCTCAGCTCCTCGGGGGTGAAGCCACCTCTACTGATGAGGACAACCTCTCGGAGGACGAGAAGACCAAAGGCAACACCCCGCCTCAGGGCAAGAAGGGCTTACACAACCTGCTCAGCCGTTTTTTCTCCCTAGCCCCTCTCCCAGGAGGGGCGGACAGCGACTTCTGATAGACAGCCTCTACTACGGAGAGCGTTCCTGCCCCTGCTGTTCGGGCTCTATCCACAATGATAGCACGGTCAAGTTTAGCCCACAGATCCTTGAGGAGTACCTGCGCAAGGTATATGATGGGTTTGACGTATCGACGGAGATAGAGCCACAGGCATGGCGAGAGGTTTTGCGCATCATCAATGAGGCAAGCGTCGAGGGACTCATCGACAGTGGGCACGAGACGCATGAGCAGGCATTCCTCAGAGAGCTTCGCCACTCGAACGAGGTTTTTTCTGCCTTCAAATGCCATTCGATGGGCACTCAAATGCAGAAGCGCCTTTTGGATGGGGAGGGCAAGCTCCGATCCTACGAGGATTGGAAGAAGAGCATTGCGCCCATTGCAAGCCATCAGGTCGGCTCTTGGCTACGCACCGAATACGACACAGCCATCCTCAGAGCTCACCAAGCATCCGACTGGCAAGAGTTCGAGCGCAATCGGGATGTCCTCCCCAACCTACGCTGGATGCCGACTACCTCACCCTCCCCCGAGGCTGTACATGAGACCTTCTGGGCATCAGGGCTGACGCTCCCCCTGGATGATCCCTTCTGGAAGGACAACCACCCAGCCAATCGGTGGAACTGCAAGTGCTCACTCGAGGCTACGGATGATCCTTCTACGAGTTGGGAGAAGTCACCCAACACACCCAAGGCTCAGCAGGGACTGGAGGAGAACCCCAGACATGGGCATACCTTCAGCGATAAGCACCCTTACTTTCCCTCGAACTGCAGTGCCTGCCCCTTCAACAAGGGGGCGAAGAAGGGGCTGAAAGGACTTCTCCTGCGCACCTTCCAGGCTCGACAGACGAAAGACTGCTATCACTGCCCCTATATCGACTGGGAGGTGGCAAAGGTAAAGTTCCCTGAGCGCTATGAGGAGTACCTCCAACTGACGAAAGACAAGGAGTATCGAGATGTCGAGTTCGATCCTGAGATGGGGGGCATCAAGGCTTCCCACATCGGGCATAAGCGTAATAGCACGAAGGAGACGTACTTCGGCGAGGAGAAGCTAACTGCCCATGCCCTCGAAGAAGAATGCGCCGATACGCTCTTCCATGCTGGACATAAGGTGATTTTCCTTGATGAGAGGAAGCGAGACAAGAAGGGAGATACCTTCTCCGCTCTAGATATCTCTGTCGATGGAGAGTCCATGGATATCCGCAGTATCACCATAGATAAGGATAACTACGTCAACGCCCTAACGGCTAAAAACAAACAGCTCGAGAAGTATAACCTCCGAAGTGACGTGGAGCGAGCCGATAGTCTCTGCTTGTACTTCCACGACCCTACGATGTTCAGCGACGCTCGGATCAAAGCTTCCATTCGTAGCTACAACCGCATCATGTCTACAGATGACAAGGGTCATGGGGATGATGCAAAGCAGATCCGAAAGCTCCTGGTCGTCATCAGAGGTGAGCGTAAGGTTCGCCACTACGACGTATAAAAAAGGCCTCGCCCATTTGACCCTAAAGGTAAAATGAGCGAGGCGGAGCGACGTCCCCTTTCGGAGTACCTCGCATCACAAAGATAAGACTATATTTTAATATGACAAGCGACGATCCCAAAAAGCTAGAGCGAATGGTCTCGAAGATCAAGGAGCAAGTCGAGCGAGAAGTGAATGATCGACTACCCCGAAAGGTCGGGATAATAGCCGTTCAGCACTTCAAGCAGAACTTCCGTGACTCGGGCTTCCTTGACGGCGGACTACGCCCCTGGAAGAAGTCTCAGAGAGAGCTAAGGGGAGGGATGGGGGCATCTGCCCGCTATAAGACCCTCACCTCCGCTCGCAATCACTTGATGAGTAGCACCCAGGCGCATATTGGGCAGGGAGAAGTGAGCATCGAGAACCCTGTACCCTACGCAGTAATACACAACGAGGGGGGCACAATCGTCTCTAACCCCACTATCACCCCCAAGATGCGTAAGTACGCATGGGCTATGGTTTACAAGCTTAGCGGGCGCAAGCGTGGCTCTACGGGCAAGAGAGGTAAGAGGACGGGGGGCTCCAAGGAGGCTATCCCTGAAGAGGCAAAGAAATGGATGGCGCTTGCCCTCACTAAGAAGACGAAGATCAAGATCCGAGCTAAGATGCCGAAACGTCAGTTCATCGGAGAGAGCCGAGAACTCATAGAGAAGGTAAACAAGGAAGTAAACGACAGCATACAGCGAATAAAAGATGGAATATCTACTCTCTAACATGGTCGCCCATATAGCCAGGGAGATGCCCGAACTCATCCTCGTCGACGAAGACTACGGACAGCTGGAGAATCTTGACGACGATGGACAGCAGATGTATCCGCTCACCTATCCCGCCGTCATCATTGAACCTAGCCGTGTAGACTGGTCACATCTGGAGGGGGATAGCCAGAAGGGAGAAGCAACATTGCGAGTGCGACTGATCATCGACTGCTACGATGACACGCACTCAGGCTCTGGCACGGAATTTAGTATCAAGGAGCGGGAGGAGCTTAGGCACAAGCTTCACAGCTTGCTCGAGGGATATCGTCCTCTCGACGATGGAGGATTGATGCGTACGCAATCTACCTTCTTCACCTACAAGCACGGGATTAAGGTCTACGAAAGTCTCTACACCTGTACGGTTACCGAGCAGATGAAGCGGGGAACAAGCTATAGTCGTACTCAGATACGACTTTCAGTGAAGTAGGCACGCCTCTGACTGCTCGAACCTTGGGCTTCTTGATGCGATCCATAAGCTCTGCACGAGGCACGCCCTGGTAACCCTTAATGATCGTCCAGATGCGTTGCTCCGAGAGGAAGAACTCTTCCTCGCTCAAGATACGAAGCACCTCATCCAAGCGAATCTTGCACACGTCGTAGTGGTACAAGAACCGCTCGTAAAGCTTATCATCACGCTTCTTGATGAGGTCAATATTTCGTCCCTTTTTACTCATATATACAAAGATACAAAAAAGGTCAGGGGATAGGAGAATTTTCCTCCTATCCCCTGACCTGCTTAGTCCTTGTAGCCCAGCTTCTCCATCTCTTCAAACCAAGACGTGAAGCCAGCTTTGTCGTCGATGTATCGGTCGGCATAGACCTTCATCCCGCCCTCCCCGTACTTGGCAAGATTTTCGGGGCAATGGTCGTTCACACGATCGATCGGGATACCACGCTCGAGCAACCAGTTGATAGCATCTTTTAGGCGCTCACCTGTTCGGCATGTCCAGAGGATGAGATAGTGACCATCCTCATGCAGTCGCCTCATGCTGGCGATCGCCTGGGGCATCGGGTAGCCAATATCAGGGTATCTGTTCTCGCACAGCGTACCGTCAAAGTCTACTGCTATAATCATTCGGCGGGCGGGGCTACATATTGATACACATCGAGGATATCGAGCTCGCCGATGCTTACCAGCTCGTAGGCTGACACCCCACTATCCAGATGCGCCAAGAGCGACTTAGTGCCCTCGAGGAGCGAGTCTGCCTGTACGACCATCGCCGTACCAACCTTACTCTCCTGCCCAGCACTGTCGATGGTGGTCAAATCCACCTTCGCACGATAGTACTTACCTGACTCCTCGTCGAGGAGGAGCTCGGCTAGACGCATCGGGCGGATATTCACCACCTCCAGCTCTCCGACAGAGACAAAGGGGGTGACCTCCTTGATAACACGCTCCTCAGCTTCGGTGAAGCTCAAAGCATCTACCAGGTAACTCTCCGTTACCTTCTTCATGCCCATCTCGTCAGCTTGGCGCTCATAGGCAACTTTGCATAAATACCATTTATTCATAGCTGTATTCTTCTGTTTCTTCTTCGTTGGGGGACAGTAGGTCGAGGATGTCACACATTTCCTCGTTGGCATCGTCATCTACGTTCACTTTAGCCAGGTAGATGAAATCCTTGACGGCAAATCGCAGTGTCCGAAGGAAAGACAATACCGCAAGGTGGATTGCTCGTTGCTCTGTCCTTGCGACATACCGAGCAATCTCCCAGCAGGGTTTTACGATCCAGAGACCCTCAGGCTTATGCTCTTCGAGATAAACAGACCCAATACCTGTATAAGCATGTAGAATATCCCCTTTATGACCACTCTTTCGTGATGGGCTCCAGCTCTTCCACAGCTCTTCAGCAGAGAGCCTCAGGTGATGTCTTTCTAGCATATACACCTTAGTTGACGTTAATCATTGACAGTGGTATGCTCTTCCATGCACCATCTGCATTCTTTTCCTCCGCACGGAAGAAATACTTTGTCCAGTCGAAGATGAGTGACTCCTTGATGATCTTAACCCCCTCGGCAAACTCCTCTGAGCCGAACTCCTCGGCATAGCGATCGAGCTGAAGGATCTTGTCTGGTTCAAGCTCGCCCTGGGCGTTCTCGCTCAGTAAGTCAAGGATGATGCGGACGAGCTTCTGAGTCTCGCTATCTGTACCCAATGTCTCTAGGTATGCCTTCACCATCTCGATACCAGCCTCCGCCGTAGTGTCGTGCATATACTTCTTGTATCTACCGATGATGATACGCTGAGTGACCCCCTCGTCGACAAAGGAGTACTGGCTCTGCTTGGAGTCGGTGTCGAAGGCTTCATCGCGCATCTTGAGTATAGCCAAGAAGCGCTCCATAACCATCTTCTTCGTCGCTTGCATCTGTTCATTAAGTCGCTTGATCTCGACGAAAACTTCAGATACTGCCTCTTCACTTAGCCGTCGGTAAGCCTCCCTATCCGCCTTGCGTTTCTGGGCTTTATCCCGTTCTTCCTGCTCTCTCTTGAGAGATTGGTATTCTTGCCATTCGGCATCCGTCATTTGGACGGTTCGTACGTCTTCCATACTTCTGTTTATTAAGTTAGTTATTGCGTGGTTTAGTTGTCTTAACTTGGTATCTGCCCTTTGGTCTGCGTCTCTGCAATCTCCAGACGACGCTTAGCTTCGTCAACCCTTTCTGCCTTATTGCGGATTGAAAGCATCTTCACTCGGAGTGTCTTCAGCTCTGCTATGGTGAGGTGGCGGAATGCTTTCCCTGCGATGCGAGGACTAGAGCAGAAGTGATCTACCGCATCCCAGTCCGTTGTATCAATCCCGTACAGTTGGAATTGCTTTAGCACCGCCGATCGAGCCTTCTTCTTCTCCTCGAGGTTATCCACCTGGGAGCGAAGCGCCGAGATCATCTGATTGTATTCTCGGTCGGTCATCTCCTTCAGGGAGGAGGTGCGACCGCCTGTCCACTGATCGACCAGATCTTCTTTAGTCGCCCCTGGCATCCTCTTGAGCAGGGCGAAGAAGACAGCGTAAGAATCACGCTTTGCCATTGCTTTCTTCCGTTTGATTATCGACCTGCTCCAGGAGCTCCTTCCTAAGCTCCTCATTCTGCTGACGCAGAGACTTGTTTTCTTTCCCCATCTCTTCTAGCTTCTCATCATCCACCTCATTCATCAATTTCAAAAGGCAACAGATGGATCTAGCTTCCATCAGGTCGCTATCAAGCTTCATCTTCTCCTTTTCGAGCACCTGAATCTTACTTTTACACTCCTCTAGCTCCTTTCTTGTAGGTCTGATGGATAGTAAATCACAAAATAACAGGGCGACCAGCCCACTGAGGGTACTCAAGATCACGTAGTCCATAATTCTTTCTTAGTTACTAGTTAGTATTGAGGTTCATTGTCTTGTTCTGTTTCAAGCCCCCAGTACTTCACCTCTGCTTCAGCCCAGATGCTGTAGTGCTTACCTGATTCGGGCATGAATCGTCCCTTGCATATTGCTCGGTATCCCTGTACTAGGATTTTCATGTCGGCATCATATTGGATGCTGACAGCAGTCGACCCTTTGGGCTTCTCCCCATCGGCGTGCGATACGAAGACGAAGAGCTTGTTCGGGAATTGCTCCTTGAGCTTCTTGTACTCCTTATAGTTCATACCTGTGTACTGCAGGGAGTCGATGATGACGAAGTCTGGGGAGCGTTGGCGCTTGAGGCGCTCGGTAAGGGCTTCTATCGGCTCTCTGTCGAGGACTAAGAAGCGTCCCCGAGCTTCCTCCATTCGGCATCGGCGCATATTGTTTTGGAAGGAGAGGGAGAGGGACTCTTCCAACGAGTTGTAGGCTACCTTACCGTGCTTAGTCAGCTCTCTTGCCAGTTGCATCGCAAAGGAGCTCTTCCCATTGGCGCTCTCTCCCCAGATGAGCCAGACACCTGTACGTCCAGGCTCTCCGAAGGCGTCACGCCATACCCCCTCAAAGGGGATGCTCGGGATCTTCTTCTTGAGGATTTCGGAAGGTGAGTAGGCTCTTTCCATAGCTTATGCCCCAGCTTGTAGTTTCAGTTTCTCGATCTCGGTGTAAGCTCTACGAAGGCTCCCCGACTTTCGAGCAAGACTAACAGCATCCACCCCCTCGGGGGCGTTGAGCTTTGCCACCTCGACCACCTGGCGCAGGAGAAAGTTCTTGCGTTCCTCCCCATCGAGCGGTGTCACCTGGCGGTAGGCATCTCCAAAACGGGAGAAGAGCTCGGTATAGCCGACCTTTCGGCAGTCGATGCTTCGCTCAATCTTTGCTCGCAAGCCATCTGCGCCCATCATATACCATCCGCAGGCGTTCTCCAAGGCATTCCACAAGGCTTTGAGCTCGAGGAAGGCTTCATACTGCAGGTCTCCCGCTTCATCAAGGATAATCAGGGGCTGGTGGAGGCTCTTGACGTAGTAGACGAGGTTAGCGTAGATCTCCTCATACCTCCCCTTGGCTTCTAAGCCAAAGCCAAGGGCAATCTGTCGAACCAGACGAACCTTCGTCTTGACCTGAGAGCAGTCTACGTAGACGACATTCTTATGCGTCCGAGCGTATTGCCGAGCTGAGAAGGTCTTGCCGATATTCGGCAGGTCGCAGAGGAGGGCAGAGAGACTTCGCTCCTGACACGCTTCCAGCTGTCCCGTCACATAGTCATAGGTGGCGGTTGGTGCGACCTTCCATTCTATTTCGCCACGCAGGGGCACGTTGAGTCGTCGGGCAATGCTCAGCCAAGCAGTCTCACTCAGCTGTTTCTCGAGCTTTCCCTTCTTTAGAGCATTGTACACACTGGGGGAGATGCCGAGGGCAGTCGCATGCTTGCTATCGCTGGGGTAGTTAGCACGGTCGGCGAGTATTGCCTCGAGCGTGCGCCCCTTGAGTTCTTTCGTTAGTTCCATAATTCCTTGATTAGTTTCTTTGCCCAGCGGGTGAAGTGCTTTTCCTCGAAGTAGATCTCCCCACTGTCACTCTTATAAGCCTTACCAAAGGAGCCTCTCTTTCGTAGTCGTTTGGCTCGTTCTTCGCCAAAGACCCTCTTGAGATCATCCCACATATAGCAGGGCTCAAATACCATCGTCATCTTCATGGCTAGTCGGGACAGAAGGATTGCATCGTCAGTGCCGACTTAACTTTTGAGCTGAATCTCTCAAAGTCGTAGACTATTCCATCGTAGATCTCGGGGATGCATAGGGCGATACCCAAGGCACCTTCCTTGTCCAGTTCATTGAACCCTCCTCCATCGAACGTCTCGATAAGCTCCTCTCGAGTCCAGTAGTCTTTTCCGTTGTACTCCATTTCTAATCTGATTTAATTAGTGTTCGATTACTATTCTTACAGGTCTGCTAGCGCTCTTGCTCGGATGTCATCCACCTCGGGGGAGGTTACCAGCCAGTCCTCTGTTTCGTTGTCGTCGTGGAGCTCACCATCCTCGTCTCGGCGTAGCGTGACCACCTCTTGAGGCTCGAGGTCAGTAAGCATTCGGTGTGTCTCTTCCTTCAGCAGGCGAGCCTTATCAGGGAGACGCTCCGTAATGTAGGTGTCGAAGGACTTTACACGCTGTAGCTGTCCGTGTAGCTTCTTGCGATCCTCCGCTGTCTGTTCGATCGTCGCCTCATTGAAGCGTTCGACCTCGACAGCTGTCTCGATGTAGCGTCCACCTTCGTAGATGTAGACCGCATCCATCTGTCCTTCTTCCTGCTCCCACCAGTAAGCATCTACCTTGCCGTTGCGATCCTTCAGCTTGCCGATGGCTTCGGGCGACAGTGCGAAGGAGCGGTAGTTCGCCTTGATAGCCCCTCGACGTACCGAGGTTGCCCGATGCTCTCCGAGCAAGACGGCTAAGCGATGCTCATCGATGCTTGCTAGTTCGGGGTTGACCGACTCCTGGAGGACTTCCCAGCGGGTGCGCCCACCCCAGTATGCCTCATTCGTGTGCGGTGAGTTGTTGTACTCTCGTATCAGCCCCTCATAGAAGGCGACGGCATCCTCGTAAGCCCATACTTTTGACTTGAAGCGGTCATTATGCTCGTCGAAGCTCTTCTCTTCGCTGGTCTGGTTCGCCTCCAAACGTGCGTAGTGTCGCCCCGTGTTCGGTATGTACTCCTTCTCTATCGTGTATTTGAAGAGCCTATTGAAGTGCTCAGCCCCCTTTGCCTGCGAGTTCCCTGGGGCAAGGAAGAGAGCCTTAGGGAAGAGTGCCCCATCCGCCATCAGCGATGTGCGGAAGTCCGACACCAGATGCTGTTCCACCTCCGCCTCATGTGGGCAAGGTAGCCCCAGGGAGAGAAGCGTGCGGAAGGTTGAGCGTAGACATCCGATGAAGATGTCGTGGCGCTTCTTCCCCGAGAAGGCGTATCCGATGATTGCTTGGCTTGCCAAGTCGTAAGCCACGTAGATCTTCAGGCTGACGGTCTCGCTGATACCCTGCTCCCTCCAGTTGACCTTGATCTTGAGGTCTCGGTCGTCCAGGGAGATCTTTGAGAGGGACATCGTGGGGCGATTGCGCATCACATAGGGCTGGTGCTTACCTCGCCACGTCTGATAGTCATCGTGCACCTTACCTCGGAGTGCCTTTGCCTCGGGGGTGTTGAGGTAGAAGGCAACCGTAGAGGCGGAGAGGGGCTTGTACTGGCGATTGTCGTACAGCTCACCTGTCTCGGGATTGTAGATAGCTACCAAGCCTTCGACGAAGTCATTGTAGCGGTCTGCCACCGTGCTATTGTATGGTCGGGTGTCATCGTTGTCGATGGCGAGGAGGAGGCGGAGCGTGTCGTGATCGACCTTGCGAGTCTGTTGGTTGCCGAACTTCTTGCTTATGAGACTTTCGTAGCCCTTCTGCTCAAACTCTCGCAGTGCCTTCCTAAAGCGGGGGGCACTCTGTGGGAGCGTATGCCCAACTTCTTGACGATAGTAGCCGATAGCACTCGCCAGTTGTTCCCAGCGTACCTTCTTGCTACCTCCCATCACTCGCTTCAAGAGGCGTATGTCCGCTTGCAAGCTCCGTACGCTCTGTAGTACCGACGCATTCACGATGTATTCCTCTGTCAGCTGGGCTATGCGCTCAAGAGAGAGGGTGAGGTTAAGCTCCCGCAGGCGCTTGGGATAGTACTCTTGAGCTTGGCGATCTCGCTGGTAGTGGTCGCTGAACCATTTGCGGAGTACCGCCACATGGACGGCATCGCTCCCAATACGCTTATCTACCTTGTCTCGAAGCTCTCGGGGCAAGCTATCGTAGTCGATGAGGGCAGAGTTCCCTTTGCCTTTTCCCTGACGCACAACCTGAATTTTGCCTCTGCGAACCATTGCTTGGTAGTTTGCATAGACAATGACGGGAGCTAAGCACTCGGACTGGTTATCGGAAGTTCGTCGATCCTCAATGAGGTCGGCAAGGTCTATCACCATGGATTTTCCGTAGTGCTGAAGCATAGGTCTAGAGGCTGGAGGCGAGGCTTTGAAGCCCTGCAAGCATACTGATGGTGACGTGATAGTGGACGCTCACTTCACGTCCATTGTACTCGATGCGCCCTTCACTGGTCGTCTTATCGATGATGAGGCGTGCGCCATTGGGGAAGACCTGCGTCATCTTCCCATCGGCATCGTGAATGGTCTCGCACTCAGGGATGGTGCAGTACACCTGTCCGCCCTGAGCAAGGGCGAGCTGTCGTGCCTTCTGCGAGTCCTCGCCGTCACGCTTGTACTTCAGTGCAAGCGAGAGACCGCCTTCCGTGATGCCGAGTTCCTGCATAATGCCCTTGCGGATATCTGAGGGGACTTCGATGTGTCGTTGCATTGCGTTCATTGGATGATAGATTGATATTTAGCGCTTCTCTATATACTTCGTCTCGATAGCCAGCTCGGTAATCACACCATCTTCACTGCGGAAGTGGTAAATCTTATGCTCCTTGGGGAAGCCTTCCTCATCCCAATAGGTGAGAGACTGTCTCTCCCCTAGGAACTCCTGGTCTCCTCGCCCGAGGTAGGTGATGAAGAAGAAGCTCTGTCCGTTGTACAGCTCCCGAGTCTTGCCACAGCTACTATAGATGCCTACGTAGGCACATTGGGAGATGGCGTTGAGGAGGCTGGTGAGAACCTCACCCTTGGTGATTTTCTTGCTCATAGTTCTTATTTAGATTGTGATGCGATACGTGGTAGGGCGTATTGATATACCCAAGTACCCTCCGAGAGGAAGGACACATAATCGTACCCCTCGGGGAACTTGCCATCCCAGTGAGGCAGGATGCCGTCATACTCCTTCTCGATGAGGTCGCATCCCATAAGGAAGGTCAGATTGAAGATGGCGTCTTCCTCTATTAGGACTCTGATGAGTCCTCCAAAGTCGTCCATGCAGTAAAGTACCTTGCCTCCATTCTTCAGCACCTCGAGGATGCGTCCGATAATCTCTAGCATTTCCTTGTCCATTGTCTCTATGTCTATTCTGTCTATCTTTACACAGTCGTAAAGACTTAACTACAATGCAAAGTAACGCATAAATTTCTACGGATGCAAGAGGAAACGAATAAATTTATCGCACCGATCAAGAGTAGGGTTCGTAAGTATCTAGATGATAAAGGGATAAGATTGTCATCTTTTTTTTCTGAAACGGGGGTTTCAGAGTCATCCTTCCGAGGAAAATCTGCGTATAGTGAATTTGGGGGAGAAATTTTATCCATCATAGTCCGTACCTACCCCGATATATCTGCACACTGGCTACTTACGGGAGAGGAGGATGTTGCTAGAGCACAAGCCTCCATCATTGGCGGTAAAGCCAATGTCATGGCTAAAGATGGAGCTAAGGTGACCTATACCCATTCCTGCCTAGATAACTGTGGATCCTTCTCCGAGGGAAATACGAGCGTAACCACCCTTCTAGAGACCCTCAGAGAACAGCTGGGAGAAAAGGATAGACAGATGGCTGAGAAGGATAAGCAAATCGAGATGCTCCATAAGATGCTGTCAAAACACATGGATCTCAACCTGTAGACAGTTTGTATTCGCTTGAATATAAAGAGTTTGCATTTGGTTTTGTATAGTAATACCCCCACCAACTCACAACAAAAAGAGCATCTTATAACTCTTCTAACTGCAACATCATAGCAGACCAATCGTGTAAATTTACACGGTTTGACCACCTAAGTGACCACCTAAATTTATCGGTATTGACTACCTAAGTGGACTACCTAAGTGACCACCTAAGTGCATTTGCTAGAGGAATAGTGAAAGACATAAGATTGCTGAAAGAAGGGCTAGAATAGCTCATAATCAACATAGGCGGTTATAGAGGATAAGTCCTGCTATAACCGCCTATTTCAAGCGTTTGCGCCCTCTGTGGGCGTTCTATGGGGCTATCTCAGCCCTTCAGTGTTCGGATGTAACACATACTGCCTTCTAATGCCATCCGAAGCCCGTCAATGTAACATGAATGTAACCAAAATGTACGATTCGTTTTGTGGGCGCACTTGTCTGTCGTCCCCACGAACGTACCGATAATCAGCGATTTAAGGGGTATTGAGCGGAGGTGTCATTATGTACGCTTCGTTCTCCCCCCCTTACTTCGCTTGCGGACCAGTAGTGGTTCGCTCATCGACCAGTAGTGGTCCATATCACCCCTTCTTGGAGGGCGTGTTTGGCCCAGCCTTTGGCGCTTGATCTCACCGTGAGAGTAGGGGAGTGCTACCCCCGCAGATAGGGGGGAGGCACTGCGGGTATGCGATGCTCTTCTCGGGGAGCGAAGGGCTTCCCTCTACTTTTTGTACCTTTGTGTAGATCTGTATCTTAAGTGGTATAGACAGAAATCGTATTATTTATCCTTTAGCCTAAGAAGACTAAGAATAGCGTATGGGAAGAGTCCTCATTATCGGTGCCGGCGGTGTCGGTACG